GTTCAGTGCTTTCCGCTGGACATCGCCAGTGGGTATACGAATATTTAGGAATTCTATGATGTCAGGGTGCGATACGTCAAGGTATGCGGCATATGAACCCTTACGAGTCCTGCCCTGACGATAGGCAATCATATCAGCATCCACGGTGTGAAGGAATGGGATGGGTCCTGGGGCGATATCTGAAACAGTTCTTACATCACTCCAGTGACCTCCTACCCCACCGCCCATGACAGACAACCAGCGTAACTCTGACGAATGATTAATCAACCCGTCAAGCGTGTCTGGGACGTATGTGAGGAAGCATGAGATTGGTAGTCCCTTACCGTCACCGTTCTTATCCGGTGCATTAGAAAGGACGGGAGATGCGAACATGAACCATTTTTTCGAAACATATTCGTAAAGGCGGGAAGCGAGGTCTTTGTCGATCTCTCCATGAAAAGTAGACCACGCTGTTGCTGCACGTGCGTATGCTTCTTGCGGCGAGGACTCAGAAGACAGCATGTAGAAGTCTTTCAACATTCCTACCGCGTAATCCTGCAGAAGGTCGTCGCGTTCTGTTTTAATTTTGATCGACATTTTTTTTAGATACTCATCAAGTGTTGATTTTCAATTGTTTATTAATGATACTTAATATGCATCTATGTGTCAATTCTTAATAAGTCTATCTCGTGACTTTTCAATAGCGCGCGATCCAAACCAAAATGAGACGACTGCTGCCCAGATTGCCTGAGTGTCATCATCCCATATGATAGCAAGTGCTTCGTTGAAGGGGATATCCATTGACATTGCCTTTTGAAGCAATGTGATTTCGACGGTTGCGAACAGTATAAAAAAACTGTAAGTGATAACTGGGCGAACCGAGCGCTGTAATCCAGAGATAATTCCAGTTCCCTGATTGATTGAGATATCGTGGTCGATCAAGCGTTTGTGCTCTTTATCGCTCGCTTGCTGCTCAAACATCTGCATCTCATGCGTATAACCTGACTTGATGAGTTCTGCTTTCTTTTCCATTTTTTCAAGTGCAAACTTATTGTCTTGCTTCTTACCAAAATATTCTGTCACCGCTGGGACTACGCTACCACCAAAACCCAACAATGATCCTACAATTCCACTTAACATAATTTTCTCCAATTATCACTTTGCGATACGTTTTCTTTTCCCAGCAACTTCAATGAAACCTCTGGTCAATATTTTATATTTCTTTTTCTTTTTAGGACCCATGTCTTTAGTGTCATGAGGAATGCCGGCAGATGCAGCAGTTGTAACTTCCTCATCATATTGCTTAAACGATTTCATTTGTATATCTCTCCGAGAACAACATATATCTTTTGATTAGTATTTAGGTGTGTCGCTTCGTAGACGTCTAATCCGAAGATATCTCCAATGGGGTATGACTCTGGATGTATGCGAATCTTATCTTTCGGCTTGGCGATTTCCTGACAATTGATATTGTCGAGTTTCGATTCGCGAAGGCGATAGACGCCAGGAGAGAGTTGTTTATCTGGTAGTAAATACCATTCAGACTTTTCAGCAAGAAAATCCATGACCTCAAGTCCGGACTTCTCAATGAGATTATCGACTGTGGAGTCAGACAGATCATATTTCTCTTTCAATAAGAAAAGTGCTGCAGCATATGATGCTAGTCGCGACTGACCTCCAGGAAGTTTCTCCAGTAATTTCTTTACATTGAAAACAAGACGGTGAAAGGTAGTGAAAGCAGACTTTTCTTCGCTGCTTGATATCTTCTTTGTTTTAATTCTATTGCCTTTCTCGTCAATGATCCCAAGCTTGTATGCTTCTGTATCTTCGAACGGTGTTGTCAGTAACTTAACGAACCGAAACGAATAGTACAGATCACCTGCTCTAGATGCTAATGACACTATAGTTTCCTCAATTCTTCAATTATTAATTTATCCATTTCTACTCCAAGGTATTTAGTGTTATCGATCGCCTTTAAGTAGAGCAAAAATGGTTTAATGATTTCCCAATCACTATCTCTCTTGATCTTATAATGCAACATTTTCAGACCGGAGTCAATACCAAAAACATTAAAAATCACAACTAGGTGATTTAAGATGAGATTGACCGAGGGTTTGCCTGTCTCTTTGTAGCGTGTGATGAGTCGCTTCAGATACTTGAAGCGATTTAAATCCTCATAGAATTCGTCCGGATCGGCGCAAACAGGGTTGTAGTAATGACGTACAGCAAACATCTCAAAGTTTTTGTCATCCAACTCTTCAAACAATCTCATATTATAATATCCCGTTTGTTATTTTTTAGACATATATGCCTGTGCTCCGAAGAACAACCCTATTACCGATGCTTGTGACAAGAACAGCATGTCACTCATCGATGCCAGAGTATTTAGTCTTTCTACTGGGACAAATGGGAGGAGGGGCAAGACGGCATACATTGGCATTGAGATTGCTGCCAACCACGCCATCTGTCGCTGCGCGTCTTGCTTCTTGTCTTCATTCTCTAAGTTCATGAGTCGTTCAGATCTTTCTAACTCTTGATCTGTAATAACCCCATCATTATCTAAGTCAAAGTTCTTATCTCGAACTTTAGCCATAGATTATTCCTTGCCAGTGGTTTGCGTTACCGCTCCTTGTACTGGGTTTACGATTTTAATATCGCCGACACGCTTTTCGCCAGGACGAGCAGGTGCTTGCTTAGTAGTGGCGCGCCCTGCTTTAGTAGCGTCTACGTGACCTTTCGTTTCTAGGTCTTCAACGCTCTTGTCGGACTTCTGGTGATCCTTGACGAACTTCTTAGACCTTGGTGATTCTTTATCTAAGAGACCTTCAGGGGCAGTTGCGCCCTTTGTGTGCTTCTTATCTTCAAGGAATGTCAGAGATTCTGCCGGAACGTTAAACTCAACGCCATGATCGAAGTAGACGTTCAGACCTTCGTCAGTTGTTTCGATGACTTCGCCGAAACCCCACTGCTCAGATACAACAGGTTGATTATTGTACTCAACGTGATCACGCTTGGCGCTGAATCCTTTGTATACGCTTTTGAACTGACCGTTGTTAGGAGAACTGTGGAAGTTGCTGATTGCTTCCTTTTCGTCGCTGCCGTGAGAACGCCCAATGACCTTCTTAGTTCCATCTGCCTTATGACCGTACACGCTATGGTTAGCAGACACTTCAGCAACCTGCTCGACTTCTTCCTTCTTAGACTTCTTATCGTAGTCGCCGCAACCTTCTGATTTTGCCTTTGGGCACTCAGGTTCGTGGTTATCCATAGAACCTTCGCAAGAAGGGCACTTGGTTACTTTGGCGTCGTCTTCTTTTTTCATAGACTTAGAAATCGCCTTGCGACGCTTGTGCAAATACTTGTCAGAAGAATCAACATCACCGTCGTTGTCGATATCAGCATCTGCCTTACCGACCGGATCCATTTTTTTCTTATCCATTTCACCCAAGATGCCTTTGATCATCTCAATGTAGTTAGCGTTCATCCCAATCTCCGTTATATTATGTCAAAGAATCTTGAAGACACGCCCATAATGAACACGCTTACAATGATCCATCCGACTTTTTGCATCACCGACACCTTTTCAACAAGGGACGTAACATGCGTATCTATGCTGTCAATCTTTTTCGACAAGCTGTTCAATCTATCATGCTGCTCTTCTCTTCGAACTTCCAAGTCAGCAATTTTTTCTTCCACTCTCGCCAATGATACTATAGCATCTGAGAGTTTATCTATTTTCTCTTCAATACGGTCTAACCGGTCTGTCTCTATAGACATACTATCCTCCAATTGATCCATTGAATCTATCGTCAATTAACACATATATGTTAATTATATTTTGTTTCGACGAAACCATAGTTCAACGAAGGCGATTAACGCTTTCGTATTGTTCAACCACTCCAGTTATTTATACGGTTTTATTTCTTAGGCGTCTTTTATTTTTCCGTGCGTACTAATAAGTTTGTCAATCATCGGTTGACTTTTTCCACCCTTAGACCTAAACAAAACAAATCTTGATTCGCGACCCATATGCCGAGAAGAACGAATAATCACGTCATACCCATCCTTTGTATACATTATAGCATAAGGCACGAATATATTTTTGATATGTCTCTTCTGAGAAGGAGTCGGTTCTACATGGTAAGAGACAGAAAACTTTTTACCATTAAGTTCTTGTTCTCTTTTTACTTCTTCTGAGATGTACTGACTGAACCGAATCATTAACTGTCAACTTTGGAACCTGATCGCCACTGATAGCAAGACCAGTATCGCGCTTTCCACTTTGGTCCTGGGTTGTCGCAGTTGTGGCGAGCGCGGAAACTCTTTCGTCGTGCCGGATCGTCTCGCTTGATCTCCATGTTTGGGTCACCAAAAGAAACCTTGACGACATTGCCTTTCTCGTTCTTGACGAATACATAAAACTTCTTTGTACCGCCCCGTACAGGGTTGTTCAGAGTAACTTTCTTGCCCTGATACTCTGCCGCCTCATGGACGAGTTCTTCGTTACATGCTTCGCAACAGGCGTCTACCTTTTCTTCAACGAATTGACTAAACTTTTTCATTTTGACCTCAAGTGCTTGAAACGCTTTTTACGAACAACCCTTGCTGCATCATCGCTGCGAACAACATCACGGTCAACTGGCACCATACGAACCTTCATTTTTCCTGTTGCTGGATCACGGAAGTTCTGAGGTTTCTTATCTGCAGTTGCTACTGACTCGTTCGCCAATCGCAATGCATCTTTTACTTTAGGGTGATCAGATAAACCTTTCTTCATCTTCTCGATACGCTTCGAAGCACCAGTATGGTTTCCTGCCATGTCTTTTGCGATTCGGACTGCTCTCAGAACTGTACGGTCTGCCATTGTTGCTTCATCAACATCTTCTTCTTTAGGACCATAACCCTTTGGAGTCACATCAGTCACCTTAGTCTTTTTGCCGTGGACATGCTGATCAACTTTCTTCTTGTCGATTTGCCCGTCTTTACCGATGATCTTTTGTAGATGCGGCGGTAACGACGACTCGTTCGTTTCTACTGATTCCAATGCGCCAGCAGACCTACCTTGTTTCTGATTTTGGTCTAATGCGACTTTATCTTTCGGATGTTGAGCACGCATCTTTTTCAACGCTTCGCGACTGTTCGGTGCCTTGACTTTGACAGTCATATGGTCCCGCCCATCGCCCACCTTTACAAAGAATATTTTATTTTCTTCGAGGTTGACTGACTCTTTCTTACTCGCCATTGCTTTGTCTTGCTTTGCTTTGTCTGCTGCGAAACGTTTTGCTAACTTTGCTCTGTCCGCCATACGCTCAGCATCTGTGCGCGTATCTGGCTCTGATGGACCACGATATGGTTCATTAGCAATTCGCTGGTTCCTCATGCGTCGCGCCGAGTCTGCTTTCCAATCTTCTTTCTGACGCTTATCCTTTGAACGCTTCTTCATGATAGCATCCATCTTAGCAATTGTCAGGCGATCCGCTTGACTCACGTCGCCCGTCTTAGTTGGTACCGCAGTGTATTCTTGACCTGCAGTCTCAACGTGAGGGATGACAGTGTACTTACCGCCAACGCGATCAACTCGGTTACCCATTGCTGCTTTCTTATCTGCCGCTGCTTTTGAGAGAGGACCAGTCGTCTTACCCGACTTCTTATCAGTTGGATGAGTGTATTTGACAGAATACATTTTCTCTTCGTTTTTAAGACCGCTCATGGCATTACCGTACATCTTTTTCTTCATGTTCTTATACCTTGTTGAAGAGTCTTTGCTCTTACCGTCTTTTCTCTTATCGGCATCAATCTCTGCCTGTGTAGGTTTGCGGTATGCTTCGTTTCGCTTTTGTTTTTTCATAAGGTCAGCAAGTTTACCCAAAGTTTCGCGGTCCTTTGGTTTGATAGCAGCATTCTTTTCTTTGTCGCGAATACGATCCATTGACTTACCATATTCTGCTGATGATTCGTACTTGGAAAAATGTGCGCCTGATTTGCCAGTCTGATAGTTCTTGCGCCTGTGATCATCAGTTCTTGTGAGACTACCAGACGCCGAACGTGCTTTATCTTTTGCTACTGCCTTGTCGATCTTAGTCGTGTCGGTTTTCGCTCGATTGCTAGCACGTCGTGCTGCTTTCGCGGCACGTTGCTTATCAGTATTCTTGTTTGAACCCTTTGGCGCAGGAATTGCGATATCGAATCTGCTTTCGTTCTGCTCTACTGGATGACCCATCTTACGCAACTCGTCCTTACTGTATGTTGGCACAGGTTTACTGAAGAAATCCTTCGCCTTCTGAATCTTGCGCTTACGCTCATCAGAACCCAGACCGTGCTTTGCTGCGCTGCGATCCAACTTATCTTGTGCTGACATTTTAACTTCCTCTCGATGCGCCACGGAACACTTTTGATTGTGTCCTATTTGTGTTATTCATTTTCAGGTTTTGGGAACCCGAACCCGTTGTATTATATTTATTATTTTGTAAATTGTTCGCCGCCAGTCTGTCTTTCTTTGCTTGTGACATTTTTTTGTTGCGCGGTTTCTTAGTTTTACTCATGCTAGATCCTTATCGTGATTCAATCCACCTTTCTTTTTCTTAACGATGAAAGCGTTGACACGGGCATGACCCCATTGCTGCGGGGTTGTTCCTGGGCGATGCCCCGTTTTCCATGCCGCGACTCCACGATCATATACCTTCTTCAACGTACCCTTGGAGATACCAGACTTTGCTGCTTTATCTGCCAGCGCATCTTCGTTAACAATAAAATCTTTAAATTTCATGGACGTGTTTCCCTCGCCTTTCTTTGCGCGCGTTGTAATCTAGCGCGATCAAGCATTCTATCGTGACGAACAGCATCCTGTTCCTTCTCACGACTAATTGTTTTCTTTACTGCAGCAACTTCGCTCTCGCCGAACATACGCTTGTATGCCGCAGTGTACTTTGACTGCTTAGTCTTTGCAGTCTTATCTCCAGGAGCAGGTTTATATGCCTTTGGATCATTATCGCGCATCTTCGCTTGCTTCTTAAACTGACGGTCGCGAGCAACCTTTTGCGCCTTGGAAAGACCTGAATGATAAGAAGCAGGTTGAGTGCCCTTGCGATCTTTGATATCTGGATCTTGGCGAGTCGCCGCTTCTTCTGCTTTCGGTGTCATCTTCTTAGCGTGCTTGACTGCCGCGTCAGTCCCCTCGTCAGGAAGATAGTTTTCTCTTTGTAGAGTTGGGTAGTTGATCAAGTGCTTAGGCATCTTGCCCTTCTTGACCATATCGCGGAACACTTTATCGAGAGATCGGAGATCGACATCTGCAATTTGAGCAGCACGGCGAAGATTTTTATATGCGTTGTTTGGATTCTTCTTTCTGAGGTCAAGGAACAAACGAACTGCATGCTTGTACTTCTTGCCGTGAGTGAACCGATCAAGGAATGAGTCAACGTCTGGCATCAGATCACGGAGGGTGCCAGAACCTGCGAAACCTTTCTCTTCTAATTTCTCGATTCCGTCTAACCATTGACGGGATACGCGACCTTCGTCGAGCGCAACGATGACATAGTTAGCACCGAGACGATGAACATATCCCACTTTCTCGTTTGATTTGATACGAACGCGATCGCCTTCTTCAAACAGATTCCCTTCGACATACTGCTCGCGCGTTTCAGATACACGCTCCAGTTCGACATGGTTCTTAAAGTGCGACGATTCTTTCAGACCCAGACCGCTACGAATATCATTGAACAAACGCTTTGCTTCGTTGTTCGACATAGTTGACGGGACGCCTTGAGAGAATGCAGTGAAATCATTATTCTTTGCATTATCGCGTTGTTTAGAGGCAGACATACCCTCAACGCCAGCAGCATCCGGATCACGCTCTCCAGCAGAAACGATGTTGATCTTCTCGAAGTTGTAAAAACCGTGACGACCCTTGACACCGTTGTATTTCTCTAAGAGTGTTTTGAATTCAGTCGTGCGGTCAGAACCAACAACCATGGTGACCTTGTTGAAACCTTGTTCATATAATTTTGTTGCCACGTCGAAAACAGTTTTTGCTTTTGTGTCCAGTATAACATTACGTGAATGCTTTGGAAACATTTTGCGGACGTGCTTAACTTTTTGACGATACTCTAGCGGATTCTTTCTTCCGTCCTGAGTATGTGAGAGATATATCTTATATGGGTTACGCCCTGCCTTCGCTGACAGAACATTCATCAATTTGCCGTGACCGATTGTCGGAGGGTTCATTCGACCGAATGTGAAGAACGCTTCCCTTTCTTCCTCAACCAGATACTGTTTAAAAGATGGTATAGATGTCATTATGTAAATCCCTACTTGTCTGAACCGCCAGACCTTCTCTCTTTTTCTATCTTGCGAATCTGCGGTATCATCTTTCGCGCCATTTTATCAATACGCCCCTTCATCTTATTTAGACGATCTTCAATCGCCGCTTTGCGTGCTGGTGTGACTTCACCGCGATGCTTCTTAGCGATCTTCTTGAACATAATGTTACGAGCGTGTTTCTTTGCGCGCTTCATCAATACATCAGGTGTAGCAACGCGCTGCATCGCACGTCGGCGACCCATCTTTATTTTTGCTTTATTTCTTTTCATCGCTCGCGCGAGTGCGCGACGGGAGGCGAGACTGAGTTTTTCTTGAGTCAATTGCTGGTTTTCAGGTACGCAGTTTGGTACCATCTTACCACCTTTCTTCTTCATTCCGACGCGCTTGTATCCAGACCAGCAATCGTCGTTTAGACCGCGATCCAGATCTTTCTTTCTCTTCTGCGCCTTATACTTCAGTTGATCATCTTCTCCTGGCCTATAATCAACTGTGATGAAGTCTTTAAATCCAAGTGGTTTTGCCACTGATCATCTCCTACTAGGTTTCTGCCATCCCTTCAAAATATTAGGTGAAAAGTTGTTGTAGGAAAACTCCATACGATCAACCAGTTTCACCGCGTCACCACCAAGTGTGTCTATCGCTACATATCCTTCTTGACCAGTAGTTTTATAACCTTTCGCTGATTTAACGAAAGTTTTATAATTACCGATCGAATTAAGTTTATTTATAAGCTTTAATTTTGCTAGCACAATTAATTTTTGTAATTCGAACATTTTAATCAGATTCGCTCGATTTTCCGTAGAAAAGAACAAAAGAAGCGCATCAAGTTTTCTTTGTTGTGCCGTTTTGCCCCGCGTCGTTTTTCTTGCAGCAATTTCTTTTCGATACTTTGCCTTTATCCAACGAATGAGTTTAGCAGCGTGTGCTCGCGTGTCACCGATCGTTTCGCCTTCGCGTACATATGTGTTATTAAACTGTTCGATGTGCTGAGCGAGCGTTTGATTTCCTTCCAACTCTCGGAGTGTTGTGCCAGAGATCCCGTTGAACAATCTACCGATACTGGACAGTATTTCGTTGACACTTTCAGTTTCTCGTTTCGTTAGAGTTGCTCCTCGCATATCATTCAACATCGCGTCTTGAGACCAAACATTTTTTGAGTTGCTCAGAGAAGCAACGTTGACACCATAGGATGCGCGCATGGTTTCAAACGAGTTGCCAGTATAGGAGGTGTGCCACACAATTCCGATCTTCGCCTTTCTTACTGCTGCCGCTTGCTTGTACGGAATCGCATAGACAATCGTATTGGGATGAAACGTGCTGTAACTTTCGCCGTCGATTTCTTTGGTTGTTACGTCGCCGCGCCCAAAGAGGAAGTCGCCTTGAATGACACCCTTAATACCTAGTGCGGGAAGATATTTGAGTGCATCCTTCAGTTTTTCTGCTAGGTCGCCCGAAGTATCTGCGTCAACCTCAGCGGCAGTCTTGTAGACCTTTGGATTCTTATTGAAAATACCTTTCTTCGCTACGAAGAACTCCCCGTCGCGAGGATCTGTTCCGGCGAAGATAGCAGGTGCACCGTCCCACTTGACCGAAACTCTACTGCCACGTTTACCTCCAAGCATGTTACGCAACTCGCGGAGTGCGTTAATCGCCTGACGTGTGCCGTCGACGCCACCATAGAGGACTTTGTCCTCGATATGAGTCATGTGCGTATTTTGCTGCTCAGTAATGTATTCTTGAAAATCGTTCATCAGTTCTTAATTAATACCACGTCAAAGATTGCTCCACACGCGCATGCCGCGCCCGTCGTCACATCTACGCGCAGGTCAGATTTTTCCGGAGCGCGTAATGGGACAGGATACTCGTATCCAACTGGGTTTCCGCCTTGCGAACCCCACTGCCCGATCAGACGAAATACACCATTGTCATTTGGTTCGCGGCAATACAACTTAAACTTCACATCAACGTTTGCTTTGTCCATACTTCCTTGAAACTTGGCGACATATCCTGTGTATCCTGCCGGTATAGTGTACACCGCCATCAGCGTTTGACCGTTGCTTGGTAAAATTTGCGCCGCAAGGTTCACACCCTGATCGATTGAGATTGTTCCGACGTTTCCAGCAGTGATCATTCTTGCGCGGAAGACGCGTGAGAAAGAAGCAGTTGATGTACCGGAACCAATGGTCAGCGTTTCTGTCACCGCGTTGAACTGATCGTCCAGTCCTTGTACCTCAATGGTTTCGCCGTCGTCCGTTCCGCTCGATGACGACACGGAAACGAGTCCTGCTATGGGGTATGGGTAAACCGCTGTTGTTCCGTTGCCGTCCCAAACTGTAGCAGTGCCATTAGCGTTCGCACCAGTAAACCCGAACTTGTTGATATGACTTGTGTCAACGATCAATCCACGAGCAATGTCAATGCCTTGATGATTTAGATATTTTGAAATTGCCATTTTATTTCCCCATTATTCTTACTTCTATTTATTAGTATAATTTTATAAAGTAACTGGACTGATCAGTCGCCGACTCAGCATAGCGAAACATCTTAGTTGCGAGTTGATCGCGCTGAGCAGTTGTACCTGACATGATCACATCCAAAAATTCCAAACAGATCATTTTACTGTTTTTGAAATTATATTCTTTTAACTTTGGTATCGCGGCAAGATTCTTCATGAATTCTGCCTGATCCATCAGCGGCAGCGAAGGTGAAGATTGACTGTTGTATTTTTTGTACAAGTCATACATTCTTTGTTGCGAAACGCCATTGCTCTCGTTACGTTTGAACCACTCAAGGTATTCTGCCTCAGTTTCGTAATTGCCAAAAATTCCCTTGCCGAATACTTCCTTGCAATAAAAATGAACGTTACCGCCACCGATTCGTCCACCTGCAGCAGCAACACCTTTGATCTCACCCTGCCAAGAAGTCGTACCTCCAAACGTTCGAAACTGAACTTCCTTCCCGTTAATTCGAATATAAATGTCCTGCGATTTAAAAAAGTCGCCAGTCTTACCGTATGACCAACTGCCAAATTTGTAAGATGCAGGAGGAGCAAGTGTAGGTGCATTGAACTGCTGATAGTTTGCGCGTAGAGCGTTTGCCTCTATTTTCTTCAAAGAAATGCCAAGCAACTTACCACTCTTCGCGAGGTTATATACTCGCTCGTTGAGTTCTCCCCAGTTCGACGTGTAGTCAGCAAGCGGTGAATCGCTCGTAGGAAAAGTAGATGCCCAGATATCTCCTGGGTTCCACTTATCGTGGGAGAACGATCCTGGTGCTTGCGGATCTCCGGTCGCCTTGTCAATTTTATGGCACTTAGATTTCGCAGCATATACATTATCCATAAATGTTGAACCGCGATGAAAATAAACAGGCGATCTCATTGTACTACCATACTCATCATACAATCGGTTCGCGGTTTTAATGTATACATCTGTCTCGACCCAGTTTCCTGGACCATTGGCAAGACAGTTTTCTAAAGACTCGGACGCTTGAACGAATCTCGTTCCTTGCTTCAATTGTTCTGGTTTCGCCGAAGTAATCTTCTTCTTTGCTATATTGAAAACATAAGAGCAATAATAGCACTGTAACGATTCAGTGTACTTAGTGTCATCAGCACCGCCGCCCGATCCTTTACCGCCACCGAACTCAGGGTCTTTGAACACGCCAGTGTAACTTACTGTTTCAATAACATTCTTGTTGGTCGATCTATAGAATGAAAATTTGCGCGTCTTGTTGTCATATGACACACCAGTTACTTTCGCGCCATGTTCAGTAGAACCAAGTGTGAACTGCTTATTATTTTTAATCTTCAGTTCAAAAATCTTATCGCGAGTTTCGCCAGCATATGGACCAGAACTGGCGATCTTCGTTCCCATGTCTGTTGACTTTAATGCTGGCATAGTAGTTCCCTAAACAGTTATCCTACTATTTATTTCTTTTCAATAATCAACCCATCCGGACCAAGCTTGTAAATCGCTTTGTTTGTCTCAAGCGTATGCCCAATGAAGGAGAGGACTTTCTCTCGTCCCCTCCCCTTTTGATTATTAAAGAAACTGTTCAACTGAGACAGCGACCCCCAGTTCTTTTCGGTGAAGTGCTTAGGCATAATTCCGAGCCTCCATCTGAAGAATCATACGATACTGGTCTAATGTACACCTGCCCATATCGACATTATGCTTATTTCGAATCATCTTACCGTCGCACCCTCCTTCGGACCAAGGAGTATCGTGACCAAATACAGCGTCTTCAAGTGACAACGGCAAACCATCAATCGCACACTTATAGTCTTGAAGGATCAGTTGCTGTTCGCGAACTGCCGAAGACTCAGATCGCTTCTCAGTACGGAACACAATTCCAGTTCCTTCAGTATACTCGCGAAAGATACGATACACTTCTTGTTGCGAAACTGAATTAGAAAAGTTCTTAATGTTCTTGCGAACGAAACTCTTTACAAAATCAGTTTGACCAGCGAAGAATATTGTCTCATCTTCTAGACTCGTGTCAGCGGTACCAGTCAAGATGGTATATGCTTTCATAAAATCTCGGTAAAATCCAGATCTATCATTTACAGTGAAAACTTTATTCTCACCGTACAGACCGAACCAGTACACCAAGAAAGCGGAAAATACATCTTGGTTGAACTTCTTGCCGCGGAACTTACGGAGACCGAGGGCATCGTTTAAAAAGTTGTTAACAACCTTCATCGCTGCCTTCGTCATAGGAGGATTGCCGTTCGCGCAGATCTCTTCGATCTCAGTCTGACCGGAGTCAACTATTCCGCCTTCGATAGCACGAATCAAAGCGATCGCAACATACTCATCCCACTTGCGGCGAGGGTTGGGGTTTCCGTCAAAGTTCTTGACGACCCAATCGCCTTTCGCATTTAGGTGGTAATTGAATAATGAGTGGACTTCGTTTTCATACTCTTTAACGTACATCGTTTGACTTCGAATAAACTCGCATACAGGAGATTGCTCGTCTGACATAACCATCTCCATGAAATTAACAGGAGTTGTTTCATTGATGTTACGGAACAACTCAGTTGCTTCACGCGAAGTACAAACGCGGATATCAACAGGTACCATGATAGAAGACAGGTTTACATCGTCCATGTCGACATAAGTCTTTCCGTCCAATGAGATCTTGCCCTCATAGAACTTGACTACAGCACGAACTCGGTGACCTCCGTCGATAATCAGAAAGTCTGCCTTATAGATCTTCTTCGCTTCTTCGTCGTCGCGGATGTCGCGGATGGTTAGCATACCACAACCATATCCGCTCAACATGCTTCGAACGATACGTACAGATTTTTTAATGCCGGAAGTTACAGCAGGTCGCTGACCGATAGGATTGGGGTCTAACTTACCTGTGATTGCTAAGTTAACTATCTCTTGAAGAGACATTATCTTTATTTCAGATTTCATGATTGATCCTCATTTTGGTTTTGGCAATATTGCCGGCAGGTTGCGTTTAATTAACAACCTACAATTCAATTATGCTAAAAAAATAACACAATGTAAAGCTTTATTCAGAAACTTGACTGATGAACTGCTCTAACTCGGACTTGAACTCGACTAGGGTTTCGAAATCTACTCCGCTTGGGTCTTCTGATGGGTAATCGAAACCTAATGAAATTGCTTCGGGTTTGAGTGCTTCGATTTGATTGATTAAAATTTGCTTATCCATTAGACTATCTCCTATTCAATATAAAGAATTATACTCGGGGAGAAGAAAAATGTAAAGATGCAACTCCTTGATTTCCAAGGAGTTTTTGCAGCGTTGTAAGTCGTTGATTTGTAAGGAAAAAATGAATCGGTAATAATACCGTTATACGAAAAAATCTTCGAGGGAGTTGCTGTTCTTATCGTACCGACCGCCTGAGGCATCGCGCAGACGGAGTTCAGCATTCCCTGTACTTTTGCGCGTGTACATAGTACAAAGGTCAGGGAACATCTCAGCGATCTGAGTGATCGAGTTGTGGACGTATTCTTTGGTGCGTATAGTCTGAAGTCCACCTGCTTCCTTATAGTAGTTGCTCTTCACCGTGTAGTTGTCGAGGCGGCAGAGAACGCCATGCTTGACATACTGACGAAGACTGTACTCGTAGTCCTCGCCGTGATTCGTCACTCTATTCAGTTCAGGGTCGTGGTCACAGATCACACCAAACATCGAAGCAATAATGTAGCAGAGTTTGTCATACACTCGATCCTTCATAAAGAATGCATTCGATGCCGCATAAATGCCGAAGGTCTTGGCGCCAACGTTCTCACACTCAGTGAACCCACGCTCAATGATCTCAGTATACAGGTCGTCAATCGGAACGAGAGTCTTCTCATCTTGCCGACGCTGAACCTCATCGATGTCATCATCAAACATCATGAGTCGTGTACCCTCGGGGTAATACTTCTCCATGAAGTTACGCTGAGCACCGATCGTAGGAACACCCACTACGATGTTATTGTAAATATTATCCTTCAACGCTTCGGAGTAAATCTCATACTCCTCGTCATTCGCAACGAACACGGTCACGCGCTCGGGCGGGATGTTATGACTTTCCAAGACCTTCAGCGTTTTCTGCTGTACAGTCTCGGCACGTTTATACGAAGGTATCGCAATTTTATAATCAATCATACAAAAAAATCCTCAAGTGAATTATTGCTCATCGCCTCGGGATGATACTTCTGAAGCACGGTTTCGCCAAGTTCAGACTCAAGGTAGTCGTACCACTCTTGATTATCCCACATTGACGGCGAGACACCGTTCCATAGTTTATGCCAGAGCGGGTGACTCGAATCCTTACGACGCGATTCGACGTAATCATATCGTGCCTTCTCGTATTCCCAAGAACCCAATTCTAGCATTTTTTCACGGAAATAGCAAACGAGCGAGATACGCTCCATCTCTTCAACCGTTTTGCCCTCGGGCGGAAGCATCTCGGTGTTACCATGAATACCTTCGTGGTTGTTAATCAGAAGCAGATCACCAGGACGAATGTTAATCGCGACGCGATACTCAGGCAACACAAGGTATCCACCCTGCCACTCCTTATCGTTGGCGACCACGGTTAGGTTGGAGAAACCTTCGTGAAGGTCACCAGCATCACGGTGAGCAGCAGTGCGGAAGTTCTTATTCACCGTAATCGTAGTGAATGGCGTTTCTTTACCTGCCACGCGAAAGCGCGAGTCCAGTTTATTTGCCTCGCGTTCCTGTACACCATGACGACGGGGCAGCAACTCTTTAAACGTATCAGCGAGTTGCACCATGAACGGATAGCACTTCTCATACGTTGAGTAATTCTTCTCAGTATAAGAGGTGGCGCGACCGTATGGGATACGCGGATATCGGTCAAAGAAACCAGCGATGCCGGATAGTACCTGATTCGCATAAGTAGTGTCAGAGATAAATGACTTCTTGAGGAATGACGCATGCTTCGATGCCTCTTCCGGAGACATAGCACTGAGTTCCTCAACCTTATCAGCGAAGAAGGTATCGTAATTGTAACCAGCGTCGGCGATCTGACTGCGTAACCAGACCAAACCACGTGCCCCAGGATTACTGCCGGCATATTTGCGGCGAATCGTTTCTATCGGATCATCGTCCAGCAGACTGGTAGTTGAGTCTATGAAGTATTGTAAGATATCAGACTGGCAGTCAGTGACCCAGTCACGATTGTTCAGTCGACCCTCTTTGGGACCTGCTGCCTTGCCACGGTTTTGAGTCGGAGTCGCCGCACCTACCAGACCATCGTACGCACCACGCTGTTGCTCCTCGGTAAACACATTCTTACGAAACTTAAAAATGATGTTATCCTCGTTCTGAACATCGCCGAACGAGGCAGGAGCATAAAAGTCAGTGTCAGCATCCACGAGGAGATCGTAGTCCTGATCAGTCATGAACGAACCGATCTTGTCCTCGCAGTTTAGTTTAATATTAGACTGGACAATACGAACACCGTCCAGCATTTCAAAAGAATGATTCATATAATGTTCTCGCACAAAGATGTATATATTATGCTAAATTTCATATCAATTGTCAACTGTTTCTTGCAACCTCGCGATCCAAGGGTAGTAAACATCGACGAGGTAATCATGAGTTGTCCACTCGCTGATGATATCATAAGAATGCATTGCCTTGAGCAGTTCGATCGCTTCGACTTTCCAAGTCTCCCAGAGTCCAGGATTATGCTCTTGAATCGACAGAGAGTTATGCATCAGATCGTGGATCTTGATGAGTCGAACAACCTCAGGTGCTAGTCGCAAGCGATTACGGTCAAGTGCTTTACGCTGTGCGCGGTCTCCGACGAACGATGGGGGTTTAGTTAGATACCAAACATACTCAGCAACCGTGTCGCCAAACTCTTCGGCGATCTCTTCAATCGAAATGCCACAATCCTCGACGGTATCGTGAAGCAGTGCCGCAACAATTACTTCGTCGTCTCGAATAAAATGTAAGACCATCTCTGCCACTGCCTCGCAGTGGGTAAAGTAAGGTTCGCCAGTATATTTGCGAACCTGACCAGAGTGTACCTTAGACCCAAACTTTCTTGCCTTTTCAATCAACTCAGTCACATCGTGCTCCACCGTTGAAAAGCGTATAAGTGTCATACCGATCTTTCGGCATGGGTTTTATTTCGACTTTGCCGCGTGGTTTACCTTCGTAAACTTTACCGCCCAGAATCGCACGGACGACTCGGTCTGCCTGTTTTACATAGGCGATAATCGGGGTTTTGATATCGTAGTCCATTTCGTAGTCGAGTCGAGCAAACGCTTCCTTCGCGGTCTTATAGACTTCGGTGACTTCTTCTGATCCAGGCTTCTTAAACCGTAATTCAAAGTTCATTAGTTCGGCGCACTCTTTTTCGTACGCAAGGTGGTCCTCGATAATTTCAATACACAATTCCAGAGGTACTCTTTTTATGCGCTTGTATCCAGTTTCTACTAGGATAATTCGGCGGTAATGAGCGGGGATGTCGTCGTAATTCTTAAACATAATATAAAATCTCAATAGTCAAAAGGAGCGCAATTGTACTACGCTCATTGGTATCTGTAAAGAACTTTGTTCGGTAATAGTACCGAGGTGACTCACGCCACCTCTGCCATTTCAATTGCTAGGTTCATTGCCTTGACCTTGCGACCTTGGTTGTAACCGAACCACGCAGACTGCATACGAGTATCAGCATTACGACCTAACTCATGGTCAGTCAAGTAAGTGACCGCGTTGATCGCATTCCACCATGTACCCATGGCGAAGTCTGCTCCTGGTTGAGTTTCGAGAACATCGACCGCACGCTTGGCAGTACGCGACAGATCTTCATAACTCTTCACTTCCTTCTGCTTATCAGCGATGGGGAAGACGCTGTTCATGAACTGTACCACGTCGCTAGTGTTCGCACGCTTGCCAGCAAGGAAACGCGAAGCATCTTTGTACATCTCGAACTTCTCATGGGCGATACCCAACTGCTCCTTCACCATAGAAGGATCGAACGCACGGCGGTGGTTCAATGTTACTTCGTTCTTGGACTTCTCGCTCAGTGAGAGAGTCAGCGTGTTGTTACATACCACACGAACTGGAGTGAAGCGAACGTTCAGCGACTTACCATACTGGTGTGGGTTAGAGAACAGGAGGTATGAGTCAACCTGATCTTCGCCGAGAACGTCGAACGACTCATTAATCTTGGCGAGTGCCCAGACTACTTTGCCGTCATTTAGTGAGCCCGCAGTGTGCATTTCCATGTCACCTGCCGCGCAGTACTCAGTGAAGAAGTCGAATGCCTCGACGTTCTGTACAGGTTCCCAGTTATCACCAACCATGGGCGAGAGAACCTTGTTGTCAGTTGAACGAATCAACGCCGAAGTGCCTGTTTCAATCAGGTCGACGCCGTCTTTCGCGGCATAGGTGGGAACCTTCTCGACTTCCCAATCAACACCTGCTTTACGCATCATCTGTCGGGGGGAAAGGTCAGCGGGAACGCGCTCGCCCAAACCGTGCCAAGGGACTCGTCCTGCGTACGCCATTGTTTCTACTAAGTGTGCCATAATGTTTTTCCTCTATTAATCAATTTAATACAACCATTGTACTATAATTTTAAAACAAAGTAAAGAACTTTTTTAGAACATTTTGCTATATGCTCAGAACTTTTTGGAATAAGCGTCTACCATTCTCGCAGGACAGTCGAAGTCAACATGAACAGCGAGACCGCATTGAGAATGATCAACGCTCGGTCTCTCCAGATTACCGAGACCCACATCCATAGCGCACAACCGATAGTGCCAAGCACTAGGTCATACATTCGGTAATCAATTCCAGCAGAGCGCATCGCGAGCGAGCAGATAATCAGAATCGATGCTGCCCACTTTAGATACCAATCGAAGTTTTCCGGATACCAATCACGATCAGGTTTAGTACGACCCTGCGCACGAACCATTGGGTCACCTTTGCCTTTAATCATTTACTTCTCCGTGAGGATCATACCCCAATTGTTTTACTCTAGTCTTGGTATACTCTTGCAACTCATTAAGTGTATTCAATAAATCTTCAACATCACTATAGTGTTGTTCTAAAATCTTACCTCCGACGACCACCGAATCTAAGGTAGTATCTATCATCTCTTTTAACAAGAAACTCTCTTCCAAAGAAGGTTCGCAATCTTTACCAAACCAGATCCCAACTGTTAAGGTCCCATCTTCATGAAACCAAGGAGAACACTCTATTTCCAAATTAACTTTCATCGCTCGCTTCCCTCTAACATATCTTCAATTTTATACCATGCTTCCTGTAACTCTTTTTGAGCACGATGGTCTTCTGAAATACAATCTTCGTTATAACACTGCAGTGCTTCAAACACAACATTAATCGCTTCTTTAAGATCCATTTCTAATATTCTCCATTCTCGCCTTTGCTGCCATCCACTGTTCAAACGTCTTGGGTTTGCGTGCTTCACCATAAGGTAGCTTGCGCTGTTTAAATTCAACCTTCAGGACATTCGCTGCCTCAGAACCCATGAACCTTGACGTCAACTTCACGAGCGTTCGCCGGAACGAGCGACCGTGGTGGGGATGACCAACGCAGTGCGCCAGTTCGTGAAGCACAGTATATTCATTCATGCCAGTCTTAGTGTCGAGGACGATATGGTTCTGCTCAACATAGGCGATTCCCGCATTGCCGGCACCGTTACGTTGCTTGGCGGCAACCGAAACCTGAGTACCACGGAAGATCGCACCGAAGTCCTTTTCTTTACGAGACTCGTATGCTTCCTGCCACAACTTGCGGTAGGTTTTGGACTTGGTGATCTTGTTGATATACTTCTGGACTTCCGCAATGGAATCGAACTCGCGACCATAACCATTCGTATCGTAGAACGCCCACTCGGCGCGATAGGTTTTGGTGCGCTCAGTATCGCGACCACGCGCACCCTTGTTCTGCTTTACTTGGTGCTCGCGGAGATACTCATTATAATAGTGCTCCGGAGTGCCAAAGTAAGGGGACTTGAACAACAACTCGTTATACATATTCAAATTAAACCTTATATTCCTGTTCAAAGTTTGGGTTTAACGAAACTTCCCTGACGAAATATTTTGTTATCGCATCCTCTCGGGCAAACTCTTTTTCTGCGTATGCCACAAATGCGTTTGCCTTTTCTCGATCATCAAACACATATTGTACCTCGGATTCGACCTTAACTTCCTGTGTCCAATCCTCTAGCATGATGGTTTGACATGATACAACGTAAACGTCTTTCTCAAATTTTCTTGCTGGCATTATGCAAACCCTCTCTCAAGTTCACTTATCTCATTTTGAAGTTGAATGATGCGCTCCTCCACACGAGCGTTGTCTTCGGGAGACAACTCTCCGCGGATTTCCGCGAGGCACATCATCTCGTTATAAAGGTTACCGATTACTGCATCATGCATTACGCACACTCCTTTCGTTCACGAATCTCAAAAACCATCTCACGGACATACTCACGATCGACACTGTCACCGTCAAAGTCCAATGATGGACGGTAACTAAACCGTTTGATCAGACCTTGGCAAACTTCCTCAAAACTAATTATTACGCTTATCGGCAACATAATCACCGCAGGATACACTGTACTTTCCGCAGACCAGCGGGAAAACTTCAGACAAATCTAAGTCTTTTGTTCTGCTACTAAACAACAAACTTAGTAGATTATGCTCTGAAGCATACGCATAACATACTGCCCAATGTGGCGTAACCTCTGAGCTACAAGTTCGACGGTAAAAGGGTTTGAGCATACCAAACTCAAAGTAAGCAACTTCACCATACTTGTCGGCTTCCTCAACCCACCGCATGAACTTTTGTTGGATCTTAGTCAATTTCATATCAAACACTCCTCAATTTCAATAAAGCAATTGTACTACCAATTGTTATGAAAGTAAAGTTTTTTTTCATAGCTTTTATTATAAAACTTTCGCAGAATGATTGGAAAAAGCGATCACCCATAAAGGGCGAACGCTTTGTCTTCAGCGAACAACTTGAGATAGGTTTGACCCATCTCATGAAGAACGAGAAGTTCTTCGGCAAGATTTCCATAATCGCCAGAAATAACGAACTCGCCAGTACGAGTGTCAACAATTACACCATTCATATTCAAACTCCAGTATACAATAAACCATAACCAAACATAAAACCCAACGCCATACCCATGCTAATCAGAACCATCCAAGCAACAAATTCAGATGAACCGATCTGCTTCTTGGGGCGAAGGTATTCCTTCTTAGAAAAATCTCTCATTGAACTCATCCCAAAAACTCCTTTTTGCAAATTTCGTAGGCAACGCATGCTTTCTGTGATGCTGCCCACGGTTTCTGTTCGATAAAAACAAGAACCTCGTCGAATGACATGCCAAGAAACTCTGCTTCTTTTTTAAGAACTGAAATAGCACCCTTGAGTTTCATTACACTAACTCCATTTGTTGTTGATTGGGTTGACGAATCAGATAGACTCCAACCGCATCGGGAATCTCATCAAAGAGATACTCATTGCTGATCACTCGAAACTTGGCGAAGTGATGAATCTCATCACCACTATAAGTACGAACTATAACTTGTTCACCAAGATCAGCGATGATCTCGCCAAGACGAGTCGGAAGTCTCGCACCAGAATTGATTTCAACCGAACGACCTTTCAAATTTTCCATAACAAACACTCCTCAATTTCAATAAAGCAATTATACTATGAAATGTTATAAAAAGTAAAGCGGTAAGTCCTTGATTTTATTAGAGTTTTTTCAGGACTGTAAGTCCTTGATTTTATTAGAGTTTTTTTAAAACTTTTTTTAGATTTTTTTGGAATATGCTAATAGCTATTCGGAATAAGCGATACCAATTTGCGTTAACGCAGCATAGTTCGCGAGATGCATCTCAGCGATCTCATCTTTGGATTGCCCGTGATATGGCACTGCGATGAAGTCACGTACCATCATCTCGTTTACGCTCTTCCAACTGTCGCTGTACTCGTCATACACGATGAACTCACCCAGCACTCGACCAAACTTACCGGCACGATCTTTTTTGGTGCGAAGGACGCACGACTCGCCAAGCTTGTCGATGACATATTGTGTGGCATACTTGCCATAAAACTTTTCTTGTAAGTCTCGGGTTCGGGATTCGGGAGTATCAATTCCGCTCAAGCGTACTCTCTCATTGCGAACCCAAATCCCGAACCCAAGATCTATGTCGACGTCAACGGTATCGCCGTCAACGACTCTTACGATGTTGCATTTATATTCGTACATTGTCTCCTCTTATGCAACCATAGCGAAATCAAGAACGTTGACAGGTTGCTCGCTTTTTTTTAGCGTGACGAAAGGAGAATGAATACCGTTGCTGCTCAGAACGATAGCATCAATCTCTTTCTTATTCAGTTTGCGAAACTTCCGACGCGACGGTGACCATGACCTAAACGGTCTCGAGAACCACTGTATCTCGGTAGTCCCGTTTCGCACATACCCATACAAATCTGTGCCCTTGGTTATGTACGTGTGCATGTGATAGTCTGCGGTAGTTTCCTCTCTCCACAAATACTTATAAGGATCAATCATTACGTGTACTCAGTTGAATCATTAAAATAATTCCAAGGTTGAACCCCAGAATAAGACCGAACGAAAACAAACCAATATCAATCATCATACTTACCATCCTCCCATGTTCCTGGAGTCGACATGTATGCAATCAAGCGGTGTACGCAATCTGTCATACTGGGATCCCCGAACGGAATATTGACATCATCAAGCAGGTCGATGAGATACTCTCGCGCCACCTGTTCTGCTTGCTCTACACTCAACTCAACATTAAACTCTCTTCGCGTCATTTCGAACCCTCTCCATATTGCGCTCAAAATTTTCATCCAGATACTTCTGGTTGATTTCTGCGATTTTCTTCCAGTAACTAGCGTCGATTTCCGCAGAACTTATTTTGTGTTTTAACCCGTCGATGTAAATTGACAGGACTATTCCAGTCAATCCAGTTAAAATTAAACTGCCAAAGATCATTGTTTGACTCATGCTCATCTCCTCATAGACGCAAGGTCTTTCATCTGCTGTTGGTCAATTACCGGAACTGCGTTTGACTTGTGCATAGTTCCGATGCCTTTGACTAGGGTGCCGGTGTAAGAAGGCGAATCAGACTTGGTAGTCGCACATCCGCCGCTGTCAGCAGAAGGATAGTGAACGTCATCACCGCGATAACTAAATGAATTCCTAAGTGGTTTAAACACCATAGGTTTGCTTTTCTTACTAGACCATGCATCATATGTCTTTTTCCTACCGGATGGGGTGTGTTTCATAGAACCGTGAATCATTACGACTTCTCCAACTGATCAATAATTAGGATACAATTTTTTAACATAAAAGTCAAGCGACACCATGGATGTAAACCATTCGATCGCGGAACATGTTGTTGTTGATGATATCGACAGTAAAGTTACCGGAAGCATCATAGTAGTACAGGTGTTCGGCGCGAGGGAACATTCGCTCAGCGTGCTGAGTCACAGCATATTCCACCTCCTCAGGCGGAATGTTCTCTTCTATGGTTGTATAACCAAAGTCGTTAGAAAGTTGCATTAGAAGTAGTTGCCCTGACATGTTATCTCCTATCAATGGAAGTTCTGCATAGTAAGGCTGTTCTCTAAACCATACGCTTCTATCTCACAAAAATCAAATCCCTGTATCAACTGGCGCGCGTGAACCATCTCATGCGCGAGCGTGACCGCTGCTTCGCGAGTGTCCAGCGTGTTGTTGATTTCGATGTTTATGCTGTCGTCGGTGTCGTGAAAGCAGTACCCACACGCATTGTCTTCGATATCGCTAATGTAGTGAATGTTGATATCAAACTCGTGGTCAATCTCAGCGAACAGAACATTATGAACCGCGATCGCGAATTCGTCTAGACGTTCTTGCTCTGCTATCTTTCCAAAAGATGTGATATACATTAGTAACCTCCTTTCCGCAACTTTTCAATTTGGAAGTCGATCTCTCGAATTTTCGCTTCAGTTTCTGTTATCCGATCAGATAACATCTTTTCGATCTCCGCCGCCATATCGATTCGCTCGGCGTAGTAATTTTCCACCATACGATCTTCCATTACACAACCTCCAGAGGATTAATAAAATTAATGAAACCATACTGAGGGGTTTCGAACTCATGATCGAACATGCCGATCTCATCAAACCCGAACAGCGTCATAGCAGTGCTGGGGTCACCTTTCTCCATCACAACCAGTTCGTGACCAGCAGGAACTCGACCTACAAACTCATTAATGTTTTCAATTAGAATCATGATTATGCCTCCTTGGGAGCAAACAACTGGGAGAAACCTTCAACCAGAAGGTTGTAAGAATAAACCTCGTAACGCCACTCACGATCGAAACCGTAGTCGTCAGTCTCGAGAGCATCAACCTCTGCTTTCGCGTAACGCTTCTCGAAACCTTGGAGAGCGTCAAGAGTATCTTCAGTACCCATGAAACCCTTGATGATTCGAAGTGCTTGGTTGAAGTCGATACCAGAATCACGCATCTCTTCAAGTTCACATTCAGTTTGGTAGATAATTCGTGCCATAACTATTTCCTTTCCTTATCAATTTCAATAAAGGAATTATACTATGAGAAGGGGGAAAAAGTAAAGCGGCAACTCCTTGATTTTAAAGGAGTTTTTTTGCCGCTGTAAGTCATTGATTTTAAAGGAAAAAAAGTTTCGGTAATATTTACTTTTTTAAAAAATATTTTGACCGTTCTCTGATTGCCAGATCGTGAGGATATGGTAGAGCGAAGTGACGATAGGAGATTCAAGGTGCAGACTCTTCTCGTTGAAGTATACTGCAAGAACCTCCCGTATCTGATCGAGGGACAGTTCTTCAACATAATTAACTGCGTAATAGTTAAGAACATGATTCTCGATATAGGTTGACAACGAGCGCTGAATTAAATCGTTCAGATCTTTCTTGTTCGGGAGAACATATGACATCAAGCAACCTGCTTCGCGTCACCGCTCTTCAGATAGCTCATGATTGCCTCCGGTGAGGTGAACTCATATGGATCGTCCTCGGCATTATCCGACATACCTGCTTCTCGAAAGAGTGCCTCGACCACGCCGTCATCGACAACCATAGCGTAACGCCAAGAGCGTCGACCGAACCCAAGGTTGTCTTTCGACACCAACAGTCCAACTGCTTCGGTAAACGTACCCGAACCGTCAGGAATCACCTCAACGTTCTGCAGATTCTGATCCTTCGCCCATGCGTTCATAACAAAGGCATCGTTCACTGACATGCAGTAAATATTGTTGATGCCCATATCAGCGAACTCAGGCGCCATACGCTCGAACCCAGGAAGTTGATATGTAGAACAGGTTGGAGTAAATGCACCAGGAAGCGAGAACAAAATCACACGACGACCAGCAAAGTAATCTGCGGTGGTTTTTTCTTCCCAGCGATACGGGTTTGGTCCATCGATTGATTCGTCGCGGACTCGAGTCTTGAACGTCACGTCAGGAAGTTCTTGACCCTTTCTGATTACACGCATGGTGTCATCTCTATACAACATTATAAAATCCTCAAAAAAAAAAAAATAAAAATAGTTGGTCAGGGAGGCAGGGATCGAACCTGCGACCATCTGCTCCCAAAGCAGACATTCTACCGCTGAACTACTCCCTGATAAAATCATCTATGTAAGGTTGAACTTGATCTTTGTACTTGCTGTGCACATTGCGCCAATCTCCGTTTAGTTATTAGAAACAAAATCGTTGATTACTTGAACCCTTTCCATGACCTCTGACATACTAGGGTATGTAGGGAAAGCGGGAATAGTATCAACTCCGCCGGTTTCAATCAAAACTTCTCGGCGATTTACTTGAGCCCAGTATTCGTCTACTAGGGTGTTTCTTGCTGTTTCAAAAATTTGGAACCGAAGTTCGTATGGATTTGCATTAGACATAATTGTCTCCTTTTGTGTGTTTGTGTGTAAAGTGAGCAGTTTTCCTCATGCTCAGGAGACGGGTAACGTAACGACCAGAGCGAGTTTCATGTCATCTCGGGACACCGCCCTCGGATGTCACCGAGGCGGACCAGAGCGAGTTTAGCGTCGTCTCGAGACGTCATCCAGCATTAGGTGACAAAAATACGTACACATTGCAGTAATTGCAGCGAAGGCAATAAATTGCCACATAGTGTATTGCAAAAACAACAAAATATTAGTTGCACATAATACAGCATTCGCATGCCCAACAATCGTGTAATACGCTCTCACGGTTTCTGTCTACGCTTGAACCAAGTTCTCACGTAATACTTTCGCACTATCGCAATCATGAAAAATATTGTAGTCATAATAATAGATATCGAAATTGCCCCCAAGCCAAATTCTAATAGTATTGCCAGAACAACATAGTTAATTAGTAGGTTTAGGGGTGTTGCGATGATTGTGTCGCTGATCGACTCTTTCAACGATGCTCGATCTATTCTCATTCAGCGTTCCCTTTGTCATGTTCCAGATCTCCGACCTTCGTGACATCTGAATTCTTTGCTGATGCGTCCTTCTCATAAAAATCCTCTAATGTGTTTGCGTTGTTTGTGTAGTTCGTCAAGAGTAATTCTTTTCGATTCGCCTCATGACTTCTATATACTCTACTTGAATGCATCGTATAAGTCAAGTCCCATTCTTGTTGATTCCAAGAAGAAAACATTTCCTTGAGCTTGTCATTGGAATTATACGTGATCATCATTTGTGCTTCGCATACAGATACCTGATCGCGAAAGTCTTGATGGTCGAACGTACTATGCATGTTTCCTTTCCGACCATACAAGAATGATTCGATATCATAAGGTGGATCAAGGAACACGAACGATTCCTTCTTACACGCGCCCAGCACGTGCGTGTAATCTAGATTCGTAATATCCCAGTGCTGAATCATACCACCGAACGCTGGGAGTTTACGAATGTTAGAATATGAGAAATTCTGCTGCGATGCAGACTTGGAAAACCCAGAAGACTCGCCAAGACCTGAGAAAGAACACTTGTTCAACACATAGAATCGCCAAGCGATCTCGAACGGATCTTCTTCTAATGATTGATCCTTGAGTTCTTCTTTACACTGTATGAACAGTTCTCGGTGCGAAGTTTCTTGGTCGACAAAGCACATCGCGATATCTTTCTTTTCGATGAGTTTTTCGAACAACTGATCAGTATCGTTCTGTAACACTTTCCAGAAACAATAAAGGTTGTAATACTTGTCGTTGACCCAGATAGGGAGGTTTGGGTTTAACTTTGTCATATGGATTGCCATTGAACCGCCACCAAGGAAAGGTTCAACAAACTCTGTCATCCTCTCAGGTATGTGCCTGTGAAGATAACGAGTCGCGCGTGACTTGCCACCAGGATACCGTAGTGGCGTTTTTAATGACTTTAACAAAATTACTTCTCGCCTTTGTAAATTTTATCGAGAAAGTCTGAGAATTCTTCAACTCGCTCTAGACGATTTGGCCAGAGGATGTATTCCTTCTCAGGGTCTTTTCTCAGATTGTTTAACAGCGGTTGGATCGCATTGTACAAATTATTCAAGCGGTCTTCAAAACCTTCTGCCTCGACGACTGTTTGCTGTAGAGTCTGAACTGATTCTAGTTCTTCCTCAGTTACCGCAGTGAACCCGAAATCAAAAATATCATCACTCATCATCAAACCTTATCGTTGTAAACTTCTCGCCGTCATAGTCGCCAAGTTCATATGATATGATATCAACACAGGGATATTCTAGGATCCCGCCTTGAAAGTTTTTTCGCTCACGAAACTCGTCAATCGAAACTACGTTAGAGTTCGTTTGGGTAGGTCGGTTTTCCTGACCAATATTTTTTCGCGACATTATTCCATTCCTCAGGACTTACATCATCAATACTCTTATTATGCATATTTTCAGGAGCAGTGTCAACCTCTGTTAACAACTGAGGTTCACGGGTTGGCGCATGGTTCCAGTCAACTCCGTCGCGAACATCTGGATTTGGCAGATCGAGGTTTAACTCTCGCTGTGCAACTTGCGTCTCGACGGGTTGCGCCTGATCGTGAATGTATAACTGAATCAAAGCATAGTGTAGAACCTTCATGATATCACGACGGTGGTCATCTGCGCTTCCTTTCTTGCCATAACGTTTGGAATACTTAATCACATTGCCAAGGCAGAAACCAGTTCCATGACCAGAGTCGATAATGATATCAGTCGCTTGATACTTGTCAGTCGCATAGTGCTGACCATAGGTAGAGTCAACATAGTTCTTGAACTCATCAATCAAGCGATCTTCATCAAATTTGTATTTCATCATTTAACCTTCTTTTCATTCCCATTCATATCAGTAATAATTAGTTCACCGTTCTCAGTGATCTCAATCTTAGCAGCATTAAAAATATTGCCGATAATATCCCATACGTACATCTCGCCTTTGCGACGTCCGAAAAAGTTTCCGGCATAATAAGAAGCAAACATCAATCCTGTTGCAATGATAGTGTGTGTAATTCCGTCCATGTCTCATCCCCTCAGAACATCTTTATGTTTTTAAGTTTCTCTCCCGAAGGCGTCTTGTCGAACATTGGTACATCATCATCCTTATCTTCGACGGTGAGATTTTGTTGTTGTTCATCCACATCAAACAATGTCATCCTTGCTCGATCAATACCAACCACGAATCGTTTATGCATATTCGGATCATTGTATCGATTCTTTAACTGCTTCACCATGATCTGTCCAAGTTTCTCCAGTTCTTCGTTGGAGACTAGCGCAAACATCAGGTCGGCAGTTGCCGGTAGACCAAAGGATTCAGAGGTATCTTCGAGACCAGGATCAGAGTTTGAATATCCAGAACGCGTCGTTTGTGTAGCAGATACGATAGGAAGATCAAACTCAACTGCGAGACCACGAAGTTCCTCGGCAATTGCTTTGATGTAAGTGTATGAGTTTATTGACCCTCCCATTCCTTTCATTCTTGAAGACGCACATATATTTAGGTAATCTATGAATACTATCTCAGGTTTAAACTTCTTCTTGAGTTTCAACTCTTCGAGTAGTGCACGGAAATGACCGCTGTGCGCCTGACCCGTGGGATATTCCTTGATGATCAACTTACCCGCAGTCTTCTTGCCAATATCCATGACGCGATCGCGGAACATATTCTTGGACATATTCTGTATCTGATCGATAGGCACATTCAACAGGTTGGCGTCGATACGCTCAGCGATACGCTCCTCTGCCATCTCCATAGTGATGTACAAGACGTTCTTCCCTTGCGATAGTACATTGGCGGCGCAGTGACACATGAATAGCGACTTGCCCACGCCTGTACCTGCTAGGGCGATGTTCAGCGTCTTGTTTGGTAGACCACCCTTGGTGATGCGATTAAAGTAATCCAGATCGAACGGGATACGTTCTTCCTGTAGGTGGTAGAAATCATATCGTTGATCGACATTCTCAATATAATCGTGACCGATATTGGTATCAAAAGAAACCGATAACGCTTTCTGTAGAATATCCGGCAGGGCATTTTTAGAAAGCGATTGGTGCTTACCGTCAATGATCGTGATGGACTCCATGATCGCAAGGTAAACAGCACGATCCTGGCACCACTTCTCGGTTGTGTCATACAACCACTGCTGGTTCTCCTCACCGCCCTCAAATATGCGTGGGAGAATATCAAGTGCTTCAGTATAGGTATTCTCATTGAAGCGATCGCTCTCTTGTATCTCTACAGTGAGCGTCTCCTGAGTGGGCAGTCGGTTGTAGTTTCCTACGAACCGAACTACCTCGTTGAACAAAAGTCTGTACGTGCCTTCAAAGTATTCTTTCTTGACGAACGGAATAACCTTCCGCATGTACGTTTCATTCGTTAGGATGTTTCTCAATATGACCTGTTCAAGATCAGTCTTCATCATGTTCCTTAGTGAGTAGCGCCTTGTTCGCGATGGCGTTCTCAAGTACCGATTCCAAAACTACGCCTGCATATTCCTGAAGTTCAACATTGTCTTCAGTAACATCAGCATCAGGACTTGATACTACTAAAAAATTAAAGTTAAGGCAACCCTCTTCTTCATTCACTTTTAAATTACCGAAACGAATCACCGATTCAATAAAGTTGCCGCGCAGGATACGAACGTCCCACGCCTGTTCGTTAGCGACATCATCGCATGGGATCAGTTCGTAATCAACATCTTCGCTTACTGCTTGTATGCTCACGCCAGTTCCTCCTCGAAGTCTAACTCAATCTCAGACCGGCGATCGATCGAATATTGGTTTTGAATAAAATCGAGGAAGCGCCGATCACTCAAAAGTCCAGACCAAAACTCAGGTTCTAGCGTGTCTTTCTGCCTCACTTTTGATCCAACAACTTCTCC